GTTTCTACCTGTTATGACAAAGGTGAATAGACAGCTCAGAAAAACCCTATTAAAAGAACCCGAAGAAGTATTTTATTACAATAATGGGGTTACCATTGTTGTAAAAGATTTTGAAGTCAATGGAAATGAAATAAAGCTTATAGAACCACAGATTGTTAATGGGGCACAGACTTCTACTACTATTGCTGATATAGTAAAAGGAGATCCGAACATTGTCGGAAACATCCAGATTACTATAATCAAAGAAGACGGTAGAACCACAAGAAATAACATTACCAGATTTAGAAACTCTCAAAATGCAGTTAAAGGAAGAGACTTGATTTCATTAGAAAGATTTCATGATTCAATTAATGGACAGCTTGAAACAAAACTTGGATATTATTATGAACAACAAGCTGGTTCTTGGATTGCATTAAGTGACAAAGAAAGAGAGTCATTCAAAGGCAATGATGTTTTCAACCAATATTTACCAGATGATCATGATCACAGGATTCCAGCAACGACGCAACACAGCGAACAGCTGCTGCAAAGTATGTGGTGGATCAAGGGAGTGGAAAAGCCACTGAAAATAAGGTGTTTGAGCACAGACTTAAAGACCTATCCGATGAGCAAATAGACAGCCTCATCTTAAGCCAACTAGAAGACGAAGAGAAAGAAGAAAAGGTAAACTAACATGCCCATTCATTCAAGATCAGAAAGAAAAAAGAACGTGAAGGCCGGTAGACGTCCCAAGCAAGCAGCCACTAAAAAGAAGCAACGAGAAGGCGCTCGAAAAGCTGCCAAGAAGAAGAAATAACATGGCCAAACATGATCCTAACTTAAATAGACGAAGCGTAGGCTCCGGCTCTAAAGGAGACGATAGCCATTTTTTTGATGAAGAACCTCCAGGCTTCGGCCCTAGCGGTGGACGACTTAAAGGTCCTGATGAGCCTCTCACTAAAAAAGAGAAAGCCGAACAACGAAGAAATAGAAAAAGTCGCAATATCCCTATAGGATGATCCATGCCAAAACCAGATCTGTCCAATTTAACAAAAGATGAAAAATTACGTCTTCTAGACTCCATTAAGGAACAGAAGCGACGTAAGAAACTTAAGTCTACACGCATGGTGCCTAATGCTGGCCAAATGCCTGTAATAAAATCGGGCGCAATGCAACGAGCCATGACATCAGGTAACGGAGCAGGCAAAACTTGCCTAGGTGTCCATCTTGTCATGTGGCACGCACAAGGCTATAATCCAATAACAAAAGAAATGAATAAAGTGCCCACAGATGCTGTGGTGCTCATTGACCAAGGACGAAAAGCCGACCTAATATGGAAGAAGGAAGTGCAGAAGTGGTTCGAGATCCCAGATAAGTGCTTTAAGAAGAATGGAACACCCTACACTCAAGAAATCCACCTAGAAAACGGCTCCATTATAAGATTCTTCTCACAAGAAGCTGCCGAGTACAGTTTTGAAGGAATACAAGGCTATTCACTAGTGTTGGCCGATGAACCATGTCCTGAATGGCAATATAACGCCCTATTTCGTGGAGCCCGTGAAAAAGGCACCATTCCTAAGTTTGTAATCCTTGGCACCCTCATTGGCCCCAATTCAGTGTGGTTAAGAAAACTTAAGAATCAATGGGAAACAGAAGGCATAGAAGATTGGGAATTCTTCACCACAAGTAGTTGGGTGAATGAGGACAATTTGTCCGATGGTTTCCTTCATAAGTTCGCCGCCCGATTATCTGATGCGGAGCGACATATTCGACTAGAAGGTGGAGCATCCGACCTCGATGGACTGGCATTGGCTCATTTATTCAATAGGCGGGACCATGTTGTACCTGTAGAAGAATTTCGGCCCGATTGTAATATGCCTTGTGTAATAGGAATTGATCCACACACACGAAAGAATAGTGTGGCTGTGCTATTAGGAGTTGATAACGAAGGCATGTTATTTGCCATAGATGAAGTGTCAGTGAAGAAAACTGCTGCAGAGTTCTATCAAGACATTAAGCCTTGGATGGATAAATATCAAATCATTGATGTGGTGTGTGATTCATCTGGTAGTGCTGACATGACTTCTGGAGATCACTTCAGATCTTTCATAAGCGTGCTAACTGAATGCATGCAGAGACATCATCGTATTGGCTGTAGATCTACAAGGTATAGCGAAAAATCAGATGAAGCATTCATAGATAGAATTCAAGATGTCCTACTTCTTCCAGAGAAAGAAGACATTTTTGGTAAACGCATTCCCAAGCTTAGAATATTAGATGCATGTAAAGGATTAATATCCAATGTGGAGAATGCCACCTGGCAACGAGATAGAAGGATGGGCATTAATAAGCCTAAACTAGATATTAGAGAACTTGACTATCTAGCTGCTTTAAAATATGCTTTAGCTTGTAACCTCACTCCTAGAGCTTCCAGATATCATCCAGTTAGAATAAATTGGAACGGTAAGCGCCGGTAACTATGCTATACTGGCCTCAGCAGTCAGTTGCATGAAAGGACCTCCATGAGCAATCAATTCGGTAATGATGAAGACGTTGTTAGAAAAAAAGCTCGTCAGGATAAGCTTAAAGATGTAGAAGCTCCATTAAGAGACCAAATTGTTAAAAAACTTTTTAACACTGTAGAAGACTTGGAACTGCCCAGAAAAGTGGACGATATGTGGCATCAAGCCAATGCAGATCGATCTAGGCGTTTAAGCGATCTTATAAATTACATGACTGAATATGATCAGTTTCTAGAAGCAACCATTGAGGGGCCTTTCACAGTGGCTGGAGATTTACATCTTCCCACAACCTATGTGGCGCTTAAAACTGTTCATGCAAGATTTATGCAAGCTCTCGTGACCTCCATGGATAACTTCACTGCAAAAGCACGCAGTAGAGGTAACTCTGAGCGAGAACAAGGCATCTCTGATGTAATGAAATATTACTTAAGTGATGCCAGCAATAATAACGAGGGCTACACAGCTGAATTGGATAAGTGGGTTTGGGCCTGGATAGGATATGGACAAGCCTTCTTTAAACAACGCTGGGAAAAACGATATAGAAAGTTCATTGATGTGGAAGAACGAGCTGTACCAGGAGCCCCGGACATCACTATTGATGACCAAGGAAATGAAGTACTAACTCCACGCATTGAACTAAAAGAAGTGGAAGTTGATCAAGTAGTAAAAATATTTGATGGCCCAGTTGGCGAATACATTGCTGAAGAAGACATAGTGATGATTGGTACAGATAATCCGCAAACAGCTGAAGGAGTCATTCATAGACAATGGCTAACAGCTGATCAACTATGGCAACTCACTGATCAAAAGATATTTGACGAAGCTGCAGTTAAAGCAGTTATTAAAGGTGGAAAAAGTTCTCTCTCAGGCGACCAAGATACACAAAGACGACAAATTAGCAAACAAATTGGTGGAGAAAGTGAACTAGATAAAGATTTCATAGCAGATCGTTATGAAATATACGAAGCCTATCTATCTTATGATGTAGATGGATCTGGCATCAATTCAGAAATTATTGTTTGGGTGGCTAAAGACTCTCGAAGATTACTTAGAGCTACCTACTTAGATCGAGTAAACAAACAAGGTAAAAGACCCATTACTCGAATTGTATACCAACCACGTGAAGATAGTAATCATCCATTGGGATTAATTGAAATGCTTCATCCTCTTTCTAAAGAGGTAGACTTCTTTCATAACCTAAGAGTTGATTTTGGATTTATATCATCTGTGCCCTTTTTCTTTTATAGGGCCACATCTAACATCGAAGCAGAGAAACTTAAAATAGAACCTGGTATGGGAATACCAGTAGATGATCCGCAGAGAGACGTATTTTTTCCCACTATAGGTAATAGAACTTCATTCGGTCAAGCTGAAGAGCAAGGAATAAAAAGTGAAATCGAAAGACTCACTTCTATATCTGACTTGAACTTAGGAGTGCTTACAGGAGCCCAAGGAGCTACAAGAACAGCTACTGGTACTAGAGCCCTACTTGGTGAAACTTCAGCCAACCTAGATGTATTTCTAAGAAGGCTTAATATGGGTTGGGGCTCATTGCTCACTTATTTATTTGGCATGGTCCAAGAAAGAATTCCTTCTGGTTTATCTTTTCGATTGTTGGGAGAGGATGGAATGGATGTCTTCCGAGAAATACCGACACGAGATGAAATTTCCGGTGAGTTTGATTTTATTGTTGATCCTAGTTCTAGTTCTAGTAATAAACAAGTTCAGTTAGCTAACGCTGGGCAAATTATGCAAATCACTTCTGATCCTTTAGCCATACAACTCGGCATCGTCACGCCCACTGAATACTATGAAGCTCGAAAGAACTTCTTAAAGCAACTTGGAGTTAAGGACTTTGGAAAGTATGTGCGCAAGCCCACTTTAAAGCCTAAGCTCACTCCACGAGACGAGATAGACATGGTGTTAGCAGGACAGCAAGTAGATATATTCCCTGACATGGACCATCTTGGCTACATACAACTTTGGGAATTTATAAAGAGCGATGATCAATTATTGGGCCAATTCAATGAGCAGCAAGTAATTGCAGCCGAGCAGCAATCTCAAGGTCATCAAGAAATGCAGGATGCATTGCAAGCTCAACAAAACCAACAAATGAACATACAGCAGCAGCAGCTGAATAAGCCTGAGAATCAACCGCCTCCAGGAGCAGGACAAGTGAACGGTGAGCCTGAGGGTCAGCCGCCCACTCCTACTGGAGCTACCGGTGGGCAATAGGATAAGTCTCTCTTTAGAAGAGAAGGGCTATCTTATAGAATCCATGGATCATCCTGGCTATAAGATCATTCTTAAAATATTAGATAAAGTCGCAGACGAGCGGCTAGAAAGAGTTGCCCAATATAATTTAGAGGGTGGTTCAGATAGAGAGTTGGCTTTTTTAAAGGCACGTCATGAAGGTAGTGTTGCTACCATCAGAACCTTTAAAGAGTTGGCTAAAAAAATACGGTTAACGGCGTAAGACGTTGATGGCATGAAGTCATCGTATCAAAGCGCTACCCGGCGTAAAGGAGTGAACAATGAGTGAAGAAACTGAAAAAGAAGCTACAGAGTCAGAAGAGTCTGAAGCAAAAGAACAAGATAGATTTAAAAATCTACAAGCTGAGTTTAGCCGAAAACAAGAAAACATGGATGAGAAGCTGAATGGCTTGTCTCAATCTAATGCTCAGCTATTATCTCAATTACAAGAGATGACTGCGGCACAACAGAAAGTGGAAAGTGCTCCTGTAGAAAAATCTGCCGACCTATCTACTTTAATGTATGATGATCCAGATAAGTTTGCTGCAGTGATTGAAAAACGAGCAGAAGAAAAGATCATTAAAAGATATGATGAAGTTGAAAAGAATAGAGACGCCAAACAAAAGATATTTAATGATATTGTTAAAGATTTTCCAGAAAGCCAAGATGATAACCATCCACTAACAAAAAGGGCTCTAGAAATCTTTACTGCAGCTGGTTCTAAAGATCCTTACATGCTACAGGCAGCTGTCTACCAGGCAGCAGCTGAGCAAGGAATAAAGCCAAAGAGTAGACGAGAAGAACCTACAGAGGAGTTTCAAATGGGATCAGGACCCAAGACAAGAATACAGAGAAAACGAGAAATGGAAGACGAAGAATTACCTTACGAGACTAGTGAGTTTGCTAAATTAATGAATTATGACATGGATGATCCAGAAGTGGTTAAACGACTTAAGAAGCGCACTGAGAAATATAGACAACGAATTAACAAAGAAAAGGACTATAAATAATGAGTAATACTTCAAAAAAGGGAAGAATGCCCATATCTGACAAGCAGACAGCTAAGAGGATTTCATATGGCGAAGTGTTTGAAGATAATAGCGCCATCCCAGCCGATATAGTGAAAGACATAGCTGATCAGGGCCTAGAGTGTAGGTGGTTGGATGCCAAATCACTCCACGAGAATCAGGGATATCACAAAAGGGGCTGGGAAGTATATCGCAGACCTAAGTATGATAAGATGGGAAATGTAAGTAAAGTTTGGGGAAATGACCCAGATGGACTTGTTAGACGGGGAGATAGGATACTCGGGGTTAAAACGCAGGAGAAGGCCGAGCTTCATAGAAATTATCTTACCCAACAGGCAGATGCACAGAATCTAAAAAATCTACAGAAACGACAAGTAGAAGAACTTAGACAACTGGGTAGAAATGAAAAAATTGATATCAAAATTGATTCAGATTTTGATTAACAAAAAGGAGAATATGAATGGCTAATTCTAATCCAAAAGCGGTAAGAGGTGACTATTCGGACTTATATGGAACTACCCAACTACCGGTGTTGGAAGATCTATTTATGAGCGAATATGATCGTCACCCAATGCGAAGAGAAAGTATTTTTAACAACAGAACAACAGATAGAGACATCTATCAAACTACAGAACTACATGACACACCATTATTCACGTCTGTGGCTGAAGGTGATAATGTGCTCTATGACCAACCAAATCAAGGGTTCGATAGAACTTACACCATGGTGAAGTTTCAACGGGGAGTAAGTATCTCTAAAGAAGCTGTAGCTGATGGTAAGTTTGACATGATTGCTCACATGATTCGATCATTGGGTAAGTCGGCACGAGAAACTCAAGAAGTAGCTGGTATGAATGTATTTAATAATGGCTTCACTTCTGAGACCACTCCAGACGGTCAACCTTTATTTGATCTTGCTCACCTTAATCCTTCTGGTTCCAATCCATTCAATAATGAGCCAACCACACCTTCTGACCTCACAATTAGCTCACTTGAAGATAACATTGCTGAATTTCGGCAAACGTTTCTTGGAGATACAGGAATCATTCAATTCATCACCCCTAAGATTCTTCTTGTTCCTGAAGAACTTCGACATCAAGCAATTCAACTAATCGGATCTGAGAAGCGACCTGGATCTGCAGACAACAACATCAACTCTGTGGCTCAAGACGGTCTTCAAGTAATCTCTTCTCCACACCTCACTGATACAGATGCTTGGTTTCTTCTCTCAGAGAAGTCTGACCATCGTCTAGATCTCGTTGTTCGAGAAGCTCTTTCTACATCAGCAGCTGGACCTGATCTTGGATTCCATAACGACACTATGTTTTTTAAAGGAAATTATCGAGAAGACATTGGAGCTTCTGGACCTCAAGGTGCTTTTGGTAACCCAGGCGCATAATCATAGAAAGGATATAAACTATGAGTACACTATATTTATCTGGCGACGGAACCATTGTCACAGGCACTGTAACTGTAAACCCTGGCTCCATTGCTGATGAGGCTACACTTGACGTAGATGTAACTATCACTGGTATTGAAACTGGTGATGTGCTAATTGCACTTCAACCATCCGCAGACCTTATAGCTGATCTTCAGCAAGTAGGTATTTGGATTAGTGCAGCAGATACCGCAACAGTAAGACTTGCTAACGACTCAGGTGGAGCTCTTGATGAGCCAGAAACCACTTGGAAGTTTGCATATATTAAAACAAACAGCTAATTTAAACTGTCCTTAGACTAGGGGATCGCAATGATCCTCTAGACTAGGCTTTCCAATAGACTAAGGAGTGCAAAAATGGGAAGAACAACTTTTAATGGACCTGTACGATCCGAAAACGGATTCCAGTTCGGGACCGATGACACACAAATCACTAAAATGGAAAAAGGAACAGTGAGTGTAACTGTCTCAGCTCTTGCAGCTGCTGCAGAAGAAGACATTGACGTCACAATTACTGGAGCTGCCACTGCAGACATGGTGATGGTTAACCCTACAGAAGCTGCTGCTGAAACTGGACTTTCAGTTTCTGCTGCTTGGGTTTCTGCTACTGACACTGTAACGATTAGAGTGTCTAATCAAGATGGTAGTGGGCTCACTGGTAGTACTGAAAACTGGCGCTATCTTCTAATTCAATCAGCGTAAGGTTGGTTATAACATTTAGGAGGAAATATGGCGACGAATTTTGCAGAAAGTGTGATTCAAATGACTGCAGATAATGATACGGTAGCTGGACCAAAAGATATTAAAGCTATTAAGGTCATTGCAGGTGGAGCTGGTGGATTAACTCAGTTGAAACAATCTGATACCAGTGGTACAGTTATGTATGAAACCACTCAAGCAGCTGATGCTGAGACGTTTGAACAAGTAAATATGAAAATTGGTAACGGAGAGACTTTGCATCTCGACACTGTAGATGCTACGGTATGGCTCTATCTAGGATAAGTCATGTCGAATATCGTTACAGCTTTAAATGAGCTGACTATACCGACAGCTGGCACAGCAGTTCAAATAACACCCACTGCTATCCAAGCTCATTCTATTAGTATCGAGGCTGACGCATTGAATACGGGAAAGGTTTATATTGGCCTATCCACCGTAGACAGCGACAACTATATAATGGCTTTAGAGAAAGGAGAACAGTTAGAAATAGAAGCTGCGCTTATACGTGGTAACTCGGAAGTGTTTACACTGAGTGACTACTTTGTAGATACTGAAACCAACGGTAACACGGTGCATGTTTCCTATCAGCATAGAAGGAAATAAACCATGTCGATTAAGAAGAGGTTTAAAACAGGTTCGGGCGGAATAGCCTTCACCATTTTTCAACCTGACTTCGGCACGGCTCCCACTGCAGACTCCTCAAACGACACAATCACTTTCACTTCCACTGACTCCACCATTGATATAACCGGTTCCGCATCCACCGACACTCTCGACTTCACTCTCAATGCAGCCAATGTAACCTCTGCTTCTCCGGGCTTTACCTGGGGACGCCAAGGCGATGTTGTGGCTAATACCTGGCTTCTTAATGATGGTGTGCCTAGTAATAAGGCGGGTCGTACTATGGCTCTCACAGGACCTCAGGTGGTGCGAGTATTTGTTGCTAGCGAAAATGAAGATACATATGAAATAGAAGTATTTGAACATGAGGGCGATGAAGTTAACCTCACTTCTCTAGGCACAGTTAGTATTGTAGCGGTACGTAGAGATAGTTTTACAGTTGCTTTTAATGGGACCGAAGATAGACAATTGGCAATTAAATTAATTACGGGTACAGCCAGAAACATAGTGGTTGGAACGCAGTTAAAGGGAACCACCTAATGAGTAAAGTTTTACGAAATGATACTCTCAGTGATATCATCATTGATGACACTGGTATAACTATTGGTGTAGGAGCACCCAACCAATACACAATTCCACCTCAAGATTATTTATTATGGGCAGCTAGCTCTGACATCACCACTGAAGTGACTGCAGGTAACATTGTAGTGAAAGACTCTGTTGGTGACTTAAATGCCACTGATGGTAATAACTATCTAGAATATACAGACACTGCTTTTAATGAGCGATTTTTAAGTGAACCTGAACGCAGTAACACCCTCACCAAAAAGAACGTTCAAGAAGCCATTGAAGAGGTTAAGGACCTAGTTTTTTCTGACAGCGGAGTTCTTAAGGATATACCTTGCTTGGCTTCTGTGGCCATAGGAGAAGCTGTTAGAATGGTGTCTGGAACTGCTGAAGAAGCCATAGCCACAAGTGCAGCAGGGGCCAATGTAATGGGAGTGGTGCAAGCTAAATCATCCTCAGTGCTCTGTGATATAAGAGTGTCGGGCGTCACTTCATCCATTTTTGCGGGATTGGATGATACAAAAGCATATTTTCTGTCGGATATCACAGCAGGGCTACTAACCACCACACCTCCTACAGCTGCTGGCAGTGTTATAATAAGGGTGGGCAATCCATTTGATGGAACCAAAATGCTTGTGAACAAAGGAATAAGGATTAAGAGATCATGACAAAAAAGAAGAAATCAGCTAAGACCGAGTATCAAGATCCAGCCTCTATTGGGCAAATTCCCCCGGTACAATATTGGAAGTGGAGGCTCTCTATAGAAGAGATGCAGCACTCCGATACTAGGCGAGAAGTGACCATGATGCACTTCAGATTGAAGGAAAAAGAAATTGAAAACAATACCATGCAGTTAAGTTTTTTGCGTAATAAAATCAAAGAGAAGATAGCTGATCAAGAAAAATATAAAACAGAGTATGATACTATAGTGAAAGAGATCGAGGAGGAACTCAACCTCACTTTAAAAGACTGCATCATAGACGAATATACATTTGAGGTTAAGAAGCTCGATCCATAAACATGACCAAGGAGAAAAAACATGGCCGAAATTAAAATTTTAAAGATTGATTCAGATGGGTTATCCCTAGAGCACACAGGCTCCGCTGATGATCTTACAATGAATCAGTATACAGTTGATGGTGGTTTAGTTGCCAGCTCAACTGGTATTGACATGAACAATGGAACAATCATTGACTCTGATAATATCAGTTTCACTGATCCTGCCACTGATGGTCTTACACAGACTGCTGGTGTTGTTGCTGCAGATGATCTCATGGCTAAAGAGCGTGAGAATCTAATGACAACTGCTGGATCAGTTACATTTCCTACTATTACAGATGATGCAGGTGAAGTAGATTCTTTACGTCTTCCTCAACTTGCTGGAACACCTACAGCTACACCTACTACTGGCGGAGAAGGTCACTTAGTATGGGATAGCACCAATGACAAGATGTATGTTTGGGATGGTGCTGCATGGAGTAACAACTTCTCAGAGTCTGATGAAACTAACAAAGTGGTTAATGACTACACTGCTGACGAGGCACTCACTGCTAACGACATGGTGTATATCAGTGCTGCTGACAATGTGTCTAAAGTAGACTCATCTGGTTCTGGTATTGCTACTAGAGCTGTAGGATTTGCTAAGACAACTGTAATTGACACTGCTGCTGTTGAAGTTTGTAGTGAAGGTGTTCTAACTGGATTCAGTGGTTTAACTGCTGGAGACAGAATGTTTGCTGACCCTGCTACAGCTGGATTAATCACTAACACCACACCTGTTGGAGCTGGTAATACCATCGTTCAAGCTGGATATGCCAAGAATACAACAACACTTCACATCCACATCGAGCAACTAGGTAGACGCGTTTAACTAGGAGTAATTAAATGGTTGATAAGGTTAAACCTTTGGGATTTGAAACATCAATTGATGGATCACAAGACTTACCACTTCCCACTGAATTTAATCCCAATGAGGATTATCTTGCAGTAAAAGGAATAGCCTTTGAAAACCAAGACACCTTTAGAGCCGAGAAAGTTGGGGGCATGTTAGCTTTAACTGTCCCTGACTCCTCATTTAAACCCTCCTTTTTTACCAGTGGTCCAAATATAGGCGAGCTAGAATTTCTCGAACTATTTGAAGGAGCCACTCAAACAACACCTAATAGACGAGCTAGAATAGACATGACTTATGATGGCAGTCAAAATCCAACTATAGAAGTTCTTAAAGTATATGACCCAGCTGACGGCACTACAATTTTACGCACAATCACACTCACCCTCACTTGGGTTACGAATGAAATAACAAAAATTACGGAAGTCACTACATGATTAATAGCATTCTAAAAGTGGTTCGCGGCATCGTGAAGATTCGCGGCGATGATGGAACCATAGCTGATGTAGTAACTCGCGGTGATGGTAAGAAAGCTATAGCTGTTGATGGATCTTTTACTGCTGAGATTGACGAACTTTTAGGACAAGACAACTTTCCTGATAGTAACTTTACTATCACAGCTGCTCCAACCACTTCTGATTCTATTAGAGTGCAGATATCAGACCTCTCCATTGATGTGACAATAACAGCCACTGCCACTGAGAATGGTGATGCAGATAAGATGGCCACTCTTGTAGTGACCACTCTAAATGCTGACTCAACTTTTAATACATCTTTTGAGGCTACAAAAGTTTTAGATAATCCAATAATTCATATAGGATCTATTATATGGGCAGAGGCTGGCCAACATAATGATGTTAATGATCTTACAGTGACCACTCCTGTAGCTGTGACAGTTGCAGTGTCGGTGTTTGATACTAAGATATTGATACGAAAAAAAGTTGTATCATTAGGTAGAGATGCCAGAGATAGACGAGTGGGTATACTAGCCATTTCTGGAGATGTCCGTACAAAAGCTGGAACAGTAGATGAAGTGATGGTTGATTTTGCTAAGAATGCTGGAAGCTCAGATCTATTGGTAGACGGTAGTAGCACTGCTGTTACATTCACTTTTAATGCAGATGCAGATGATGATCTCACTCTAACTAGTATTAGAATGTTGGCTACAAGTAACGGAACAATTAAATTTGCACAGTTCCTATCTAAAAATACTACTCTTACTAATGGAGTAGAAATAAAAATTACAGCTAATTCTAAAGTATTAACTCTTCCTCTTATAAAGAATACCGAAGACTTTAGAAATCTCTTTGCTTTAGAACGAGGAATATTTGATCTTCAACAATTACCTTCAGGTAATAACCTAGTTGCAGACTTTTTTCCTCTAGGCTCAGCTGTATTAAAAGCAGGAAGTTCAGATAAAATTGAAATAAAGATACAAGATGATTTATCTACAGGTGTAGCAAGTAATTATGAATGTTTAATATCAGCCTTTAAAGGATAATGTATGGCTTGGAATGAACTTAAGATATCTAAATCAGTCACAGCTGGAACAAAAGCAGCAACTACGATAACTCCTGCAAATGGAAAAATTGTAACAGTAGGAGTCTTTAAAGGAGAGGCTGCATTCACTGCGATTTCTTCTGTGATGTTAATTTGGGATTATCAAGGAGCTGGGGAAACCTGTATATGGACTGTTAAAGGTTCTGGATCTATGCCCTTTAAACATATAATCACTGACGCAGATGGAACTAAAAAACTTGCAGTTTGTCTTGATAACGGAGAAGCATCAGATATAGTAATGAGCGGTTTCGCTGATGTCTATGTAAAGGATTAACCATGCCTAAAACAAAAATAGTATTATTTGGCCCATGTGGGGCTAGGATTGTAACCACATCAAATCCTAAGAAGTACAGAAAATATAAGAACGCCATGGTGAACCCCAGTCTCGAATCTGTGAGAGGTATTCCGCCACATTTCTGGATGCGTAAAAACGGTATAATTGTAGAGATGAGCCGTCCCAGAAAGCTAGCTCGATTGGCTCGCATTGACGCCATGACCCGCTTACAATGGGGCCCAAGGCCCACAGGCATACTATGGCTCATAGCTAGCACCTGTGGTATACTTGGTGCAGCAGCTGGCTATTCAGCCAGTAAGTGGGAGATTGCAGATTGGCTAATAAAGTCACTACAAACACTATATTCGTAGATACGGGAAATTCAGCTCTCACAGATTTTCCCACTAAGATAGTAGGGATCTTTATGACAGCCACTTCAGCTGACTCCACCTTCGAACTAAAAGAAAACAATGTAGCTCAAGATGATAAGGTCACATTAATTCAAACCCTTTCTGATCCAACAACTCACATGAGGCTGATGGATCATCCTCTCGTTTTCCCCAATGGTGTCTTTGTGGGCACAGTCACAGCTGGGGGCAAGCTCACCCTACAATATATAAGGACTTAATATGGCTCAAGACTTTAGAGACTTTAAAGATATCCAAGATGCCATCATGGACCAACTTAAGTACCAGCAGTCAGATACTGTAAGTCGCTCACGCATTAAACGTGACATCAATATGATTTATGATCAAGTGATAATGTTCAAAAAGTGGTGGTGGGCCAAAGGGCAAACAGCTGCCCGAATAGAACCTTTCGTTAATGATGGCACTGTGACAGCAACTGAAGACAGCACCACCATTACATTTAGCACAGCTCCCACCACATCTAAAACCAATCACTACATTAATATTAGCGCCAGCCTAGAGGTGTACCGCATCACAGCCCACACAGCAAACTCCACCACAGCCACCATTGAAGTGGCATATACAGAGGTCACCACCACAAGTTCTGCATATAAGATGTGGAACCCAGTGATAGATTTGCCCACCGATTGTAGAGAAGTGGATGTTGTGTGGACTGACTTTCTTAATGAGCCACTTCGTGCTGAAGGTCCCGCTAAAATAAGAGAGCTCATGGCAGCCACTAGGTGGACTGTGCAAGGACGACCGCGCCATTATGCAGTGTTGGATTATTTTACCCCAACAACTCCTGAAGTGGAAGCAGATAGGATACGACAACTTCTTGTTCATCCTGCCATACTTGATAGACCAACTCAAATTAAAATTGACTATATAAAAGAAAATTCATCTTTAGATGCTGACACCGATGAGCCGATCATGCCCATAGAAGACCGCATGGTGCTTTATTATGGGGCTTGTGCAGAAGCTTGGCATCGCGAACGCGACCCAGAAGCAGCTGCCCGCTACGATGTGAAGTTCCAACAACGGTTGGCTCAAATGGCTGGTAAACAACAAGACTCTATGGACACCATGAAGCTTCACTCGAGTAAGATTTACTTAGACGGAAAGAGACGATCTCAAAAAAAAAATTTCCCTTTCGCCGAGGCTAACATCTTCTCAGATTGTTCGGAGGACAAATTGGTAGTTTTTGAAGAAGTAAGCTTGAATGATAATCAAATTGTTCCTCAAGCCATAATCACAGAAAATAAGAAAGCGTTATTCGTTAAGTATCATATCCGAAGAGGAAATGGAAATGCAGAGACGGGCGAAATATTTATAGCAGTGCCCACCGATTTATCTGATGTGGCCTACAGTCCCACCACTGTTGAAGTGGGCGAGACTGGCGTGACACTGATTGGCGCTGTGAGCGGTGTCAATGTACAACTTCTATATACAACCACCTCTACTGGAACACCTGCCTCCATGCTCTTTTGGGCGATTGGACCAGACTGATGAGTATACTAGCAAGAAAATTTAGAGAGCTAATTAATCTAGCTACAAGAACTGCTGCTCCTAGTGATGTCGACCAGGGTGATATATGGTCTGAAGATGACGGTGCACGATCAATTCTTAAATATTTTGATGGAGTTGACACTAAGGATATCTCACAAGGAATTCAGGGACCTAGCAGCTCAACTGATAATGCTCTTGCACGATGGGATGCCGGTACAGGAAATCTTATTCAAGACAGCACTGTAATCGTTAGTGATGCAGGAGCCATGACAGGCATCACAGATCTCACTGCTTCAGGAACTGTAACAGCCACCACTCTTACAGGCACTGTGAGTACAGCATCTCAACCAAACATTGATCATGATTCTCTCTTAAATTTTGTTACAAATGAGCATATAGACCACACCACAGTGGATATCGCAACAGCAGCTGCTGACGGTTTATCTGGCGGTGGAGATATATCAGCTACAAGAAATATAGCTGTGCAAATTAATGGGGTGACAGATTTACCAGCTCCAGCTGTGGGTGACGAATTACTCATCTCAGACATCGATAATAGTAATGCTTTACGGAAAGCTGATTTGGCGTCCATTGTAAATTTAGCTGATCATGACCAACTAATTAACTTTGTGGGTAATGACCACATTGACCACACAACAGTGGACATTGCTACCGCAGCTAGTACAAGCGGACTATCTGGCGGTGGTGACATCAGTGCCACTCGTAACATAGCCATTGATATTAATGGTACAGGTGACTTAGCAACCCCGGCCATAGATGATGAACTCTTGTTGGCTGACACTGACGATAGTAATAATCTTAAAAAGGCTGACATCGCATCCATAGTGAACCTAGCCGACCATGACGCTCTCACCAACTTTGTAGCCAATCAACACGTAGATCACACCACAGTGGAAATTGCCACTGCAGCTAACACTAGTGGTCTTACAGGTGGTGGAGACATAACCGCCACTAGAAACATTGCAGTGGATATTAATGGCACCTCTGACAAAGCAACTCCCATAGCAGCAGATGAAATTATATTAGCTGATAGCGCAGATAGCAATAACAATAAGAAGGCCGACATTGGCTCCATGTTTAATGCAATCTATGGGGCCACAGTGACGGCGGCTCAGCTAACTTCAGTGGCACTGGCGGATAACCAAGCAGCAGCTGCAGACGTGGTTACATTTGATGATGCTCAAACAGCAATTGTGGCCGATTATTCTCTTATACGAGGATCAGCCAATGTTGAATGTGGTCAATTATATATTACAAATGATGGATCAACCGCGAACGTAGCTCTCTCTGCTTCTACTACAGGAAGCTTAGGTGTCACATTCAGCGCTGATATAAGTGGCGGCACAGTTCGCTTACGGTATACTAGTACAAGTACGGGCACAGCGCCCACATTTCAATTTTCCAGTAGAACCTGGGCAAGTTGATGATAACTTTTAGATATGGGGATTGGGAACTATGTCAAATGAAATGAAAATTAGAAACGGAATTAACGTCGGTGGAGATCAAAATGATGACTCTGCTGCAGTTCAGATAGATAGCACAACTAGAGGTATGTTAATACCTCGTATGACTAGTGCACAGATTGCAGCCATTGGCACACCTGCTAACGGGTTGCAAGTATATGACATTGATCTAGACAAGCTGCAAATCTTTAATGGAACATCTTTTATTAGCGTTGGTGCTGGGGGTGGAACAGGAATTAACCACATCGAGAACTCTGATGCTGAAGGTGGAACTACAGGCTACGCTGTTTTTGATGATGGAGCTGTAACCATTCCTGTTGATGGTGCAGGCGTAGGCTCACCCACCCTTACATTCACTCAAACATCATCCGAGCCTCTTCGCGGTGATGCTTCATTTCTCATCACGCATACAGCTGCTGATGAGCAAGGTAACGGAGTGGCGAATGATTTCACCATAGATGACGCTGATAAGAACATGGTTATGGCAATTTCTTTTGATTATGAAGTTGCTTCTGGAACTTATGTTGATGGTGATCTTATCACTTATATCTACGATGTAACTAACGCAGCTCTCATTGAGCCCGTTAGCATTGAGATAGAAAATACCACTGTAGAGAATAATTATAGAGCAAGCTTTCAAACAACTGATAGCACCTCTTATAGATTAATCCTCATGATGACAAAAACAACCACTGATGCATTCACTATGAAGATGGATAATGTATTTGTTGGCCCTCAAGATACGGCGATTGCTTCTAGAACAGTTTCTGCTCGAATGAGCGGAGACCCTGTTAATGCTTCTGCAAATACCCCTATAAAGTTCCCAACCACTGACTTTGATTCACATGCTGCTTATAATAATGGTACAGGTTTATACACTTGCCCTTCTGGTGGAACTTATATGATCCATGGATATGTAGATGGACCTACTAGTAATATTGCTTTTGTTATGGCGAGGAACGGAACTAGTGAAGGTAGGATTGGACGAAGTGATCAAAATGGAAACACTGCTTTTTCAGGTATACTTGATTGTGTAGCTAACGATACTATTGCACTAGAGTGTTTAAGTACTATTGATATTGGTGGAACTTCGATATTAAATATTCAACGACTAGGAGGCTCGGCCGACGCTCAAGAATCGAGAGTGGTTGCCATGACTACTTCTGGTGATGCTCCAAATGCTGTAACAGCAGGTGATCCTATAATCTGGCCATCAACTAAATTTGATACCCACGGGGCTTACAATACAACTACGGGTCTTTATACTTGTCCAGTAGCTGGTTTTTATAATGTTAGTGGCGCAGTGGGAACAGCAAGCCCAGCGGCCTCCATACAAGTTACTCAAAATGCAACTGATCAAAATTTCTCTGGTCAAACTGACTCTAATGGAGAAGGTACGTTTTCAGAAGTTCTTAAATGTATTGCTGGGGATACTATTAATTTAGAATTTAGCCAGAATAATGTAAATGTTGGGGCCACATCTACCATGGCTATTTTTAGACTCTCAGGACCTACAGCAATCGCGGCCAGTGAAACAATTGCTGCAAACTTCTCAGGTGATGATGGATCAATAGGAGCTGCAGCCATTCTAATTCTACCCGATACAAACTTCGACACACATGGGGCCTACAATGCAGCAACTGGTGTTTATACAGTACCAATAGGAGGCATCTATCGGGTGTATGGAGCACTCGCAAGTGTCAACTCCACAATTAACATGTATATTTATGTGGATGGTGTGTTGACTAGGTTTTTAGGAAAGACAGCTGCATCGGGAGAGGTAACACTATCGTCCTCAGTTCAAGTGACTGCAGGACAACTTATAACTGTAAGACCTGATGGAACTCTAGATGTCGCTGGAGATTCAAACATAAGCATTGAGAGGGTTAAATAACTAATGCCAAAGCGTACCCAAATATTCAACCAGCTGCCTTGGAGTGGCGGGCTCAACACATCAGTTGATCCTGGCGCCATTCCACCTGGTCAACTTGTGCAAGCAGATAACATTGTGTTTGACACTAGTGGTACGCGTAAAAAGAGAGAAGGCATAGACAGCTTCGTATTACCAGCAGGTGCTGGCGATGTAATAGCCATCTCTGATTTCTGGCATGAAATAGCCAATGGGAAACAACAGCGCATCATTAATGTAAAAAATAACCTACTCACCACAGTGACAGTTAGTGTCATAAGTGATTTGGGCGTGGAATCAACACCCACAGAAATAGGCACCGTAACCTTCACTCCCATCACATCCACTCAATGCCACATAGAAACTGTGGGCAACTTCGCCATTCTTTCTTTCAACGGTGGCACCACACCTAAGAAGATTGGCTTCGTTAATACAGCGGTGGCCGAAGTGAGCACTGTGACTTATGAAACTAAAGCAGCCTCAGATTCAGCTGACTACACGGTGGTGTACGATACTACAGGTCAACCTTGGGCTGTGGCATTAGATCTTACTGGAGCAGATGCTGAACCAACAGGAGCAACCTGGGTGGCCATTGGCGCTGCCTTTAAAACTCAAGCAGACATTTCAGGAGACACAACTGCAGCTAATGTGGCAGCAACTGTGGAGACAGCATTCAATAGTCTTACTGGCTTCACTGCTGTCATAACAACAGATGACACCGCAGCTGATGGCACCATGACTTTTACTAGTGTACTATCTGCATTTGCTAGAGACGCTGAAGTGTTTGATGCAATTGACGGAACACCTGATATAACAATAGTTACAAACACTCAAGGTAAAACTTTGGGTGAGTATTTCATACAAGATTTAGGGGGAAGCCCGCCTGATTTTTCAATATGCCGAGAGCATCTTGGGAGACTATGGACTAATGACAAAACGAGACCTGACTTCTTACACTATTCATCCACTGGAAATCCAGAAGAATGGAATGGGGAAGGAGACTCAGGAGGCATAAACGATTTAGGTGTGGGCGACGGAGATCCAGATGGGATTACGGCCATTTTCCCACCATTCAAAGCTCAATTATTTGTAGCTAAACGTTACCGCATCTATCGTATCACTGGCTTCACCCCCCTAGACTTTCAAGTGAAGGTTATTTCCACAAACCTTGGCTGCATTTCACATAGATCAGCAGTGGGAGTGGAACAGGACGATGTGGTTTTTGCTAGTGAGCGGGGCATTCACTCTGTAATAGCCACAGCTGACTTTGGTGATTTAGAAAGTGCCTATCTTAGTGCAGACATACAGCCAACATATCAAGATGACCTTAATAAGGATAGGCGCGATTTTATACAAGGGGCTTACATTCCCATCATTAACTCTATAGCTTTCTCTGTTACTAGAGTTGGTGAATCCAAAAATAGAGACCTCTATTTACTTAACATTCCCACTAAGCAGTGGTATAGGTGGCCAGATATAAGTTGTGAAGCCATCGCCACAGTGAAATTGAGGGGTAGGCAAACCATGCTTGTGGGAGAAGACAACGGTGTATTTGGATTGGGTAGATTATTAGAGACTCAAAAAGAAAATACTTTTAGAGACTTCAATAGCTCAGCCATAAATCTGGTTATTAAATCGGGATTAATCTTTCCTGATAACTCTGTGTACACTATAAAAGGATTTAAAAAACTTGGGCTAGTCTTTAGAAATAAAGGTAAGACTGAATTAGATACAACATTCACTGTGGATGATTTCACTGAGCAGCAGCTGCTGTTCACTATTGAAGGTGGCAGTGATTTATTAGGCTCCACTTTTATTTTAGGAGCTAGTAAGCTCGCGGGCCTAACTGTGTTGGCTCCATTAACACTACCGATAGATGGTTACGGGCGAGGGTTTCAACTCACCATTGAGAACATGCAGATTGATGAGCCCACTGAAATATATGGATTTTTTGTAGAACTCGATCAAAGAGGAGACTCACAAGAGTCTTCTTCGAATAGGGAGGCGTCTTAATATGGCAATGCCTGACATTACCGCTAATAAAAATTATGCAGATAATACAATTCTGTTAGAGCAGGACTTAGATGATCTCTTCATTGATCAGATTGAGACACTATACATCAATCAAACCACTGTCACTTTAGCAGATAATACAGCTAGTCCCACTTCTATTTTTGCAGTGAGTGCTTCTAGTAACACTGCAATTAGAGTTCATTATTCAATAACAAGAAGTGCTGCCAACATAGAATCAGGAAGCATGTACATTGTAAATGATGGTACAAATGCCAGTGTCACTACATCGGGTGCTGTTATAGGAACTATGGGTATTACATTCACCGCTGATATAGATAGCGGTAACGTGCGATTATTATATACCAGCACTTCCACTGGACAAGCAGCCACTTTTAAATATCAAAAGATTGCATGGCAAGCCTAATATGATATACTTAGACAAGTCTTTCAGAAGGAGACCTTAAATGGCCACAGAAGAAACCACCACCTCCGTCGATATCTCCCAAGGATCTCTAAGTGAGTTCTTACAGGGAGCCATATTCACTGGAGCCAATAGAGATAAACTAAAAGAATTATCTGAAACACGTCAGAAAGCTAATGACAAGTTTCTTGATAGAGAAACAGCAAAAAGAAAAGCTCAAATAGGTGAGCAGCTACTCCGGCGATCGCGAGGAGCTGGACTAGACGAACCAGACATCCAGCCTCTATCCCAAGTAGAACGAGATATCTTTAATGCTTCTCATGGTCCTGTGGGTGAAGAGCAGGAGCTCTTAGGACTACAGGCTAAATCAAAAGAAAGTGGGGGCCTAATTCAAAGAGCCCTAACTGACTTAGAAGCTTTCACAACAGCTGGCCCTGGAGCTGAAGATGTGGCAAGAGGAACAGAAGCACAACGTGGACTGGCCGCCATACTAGGCGACTTGGCTGAGACAGGATTTCGCCCCACTGAACAAGACATATCATTTGGTAGCGAAGTGTCGGGCACTTTATTTGCAGAACAACGACTAAGACTGGACCAATCATTCACACGTCAAGGACAAGAAACCAGTCAGCTGGCCGCCAGACTTGGGCGAGCCACTGATGATCCCATATTACAATCTAAATTGAGAACAGGTTTCCTTCAAGAACAAGCCGCACTACAAGCGCGTCAAGGCGCTTTAGGTCAGCAGCTTGCTCTTCTTCAACCAGAACAAAGACTACAACTAAAGCAAAATGAAGCAAGCGTGCTATCAGGTTTAAGCCAGCAAGCATTTGCTAATAAGCAATCTCTAATTGGAATTAGTGCAGGTGTGCTGGGCCAACAACAAGGATTTGAATTGGCCACAGCTACACAAAACCAAGTGGTGAAACAAAGTTTAGGTGGGGTTGGAATATTTGGAGCCATTGCTGGAGGCATTGGAGCCCTTGCTGGTGGTGTTGGATCTGTTGCAACTGGCTTTGGAGGAGGCAAGTAATGGGAGTAAGTAACGCAGACGTAGATGCTCTCTTCAAAGGGCTTAAACTCTTTAATGAAGGTGTTCAAAGTTTAGCCATTGCTAGATCTCTCCATAGAGCTAGTGGGCAAATTGAAGATATTAGAAAAGTTGTAGATGAAGATCAAGATGTTAGGGCAGGTAAAATTAGAGAGGTGAATGAAGACCTAGCTAGAAGGCTGGTTGCTCTTAATGTTTCTGGAGGTCAAATTAAAGCTGCCATGTTTGGCGGTGGAGTTGAACCTCCTAAGCGTCTTCCCACCACTCCTTTTCAAGCATCTCTTGTAGGTAAATCTCCTGAAGAAATACAGGCAGCTGGAACTGCTGGAGTTACTGCTCAAACTGAAGCTAAACAAATTAAGGCCGATGAAGCTAAAGATAAACTAGTTCAGTCTGATCTTCAAAGATTGGTTAAGTTGGCTTCTGTTCCTTCTTCTAGAAGACGGTCAGGTAGAGTGCAGGTGAACATTGATGTTGCTGACGCCCTACTCACTCTCTTCACTGGTAAAGTTCCAGAAGGAGAGAACTTAGCTCGAATGACTGTGGAGGAACGAGAAAAAGTTTTCAATAAACTTAGTGCATTTGAAGTTGAAGAAACAGCAGTGGTATTAAGTAGATTACTTACACAAGCAGCTCCAACTCAAGGTGGAATTGAAAACTTAACCGCAGATTCTATAATTATTAAAGCCAATAGAAGGCTTGGAGAAATTAGGAACAGACCTGAGGGAGCTCAGGCAGGTAAATTTATTGAATCTTTCTATCAAACTGTAGTTAGAGAAAGAGGTCTAAATGTAGCCAAGCAGAAACAAATATTTGGAACATTTAGAGCAGCATTTGGTAGAGCTGCAGCAGCTCAGCCTGAAGCAGTTAATACAATTCTAACACCAGATAGAATAGAATTTGATTTAGATAAGATTCTTAAGGGAGGCGAGGGCACTCGATTTATTCCAGCTCCACAGCTAGAAGCTCCTCCACTTTTTGCCCCACAACCAGGGGTTCCAGGTTCACAACAAGGTCCTAGGGATCTACCTTCAACTAGACCTAGAAAACGTAACTTTAGACAATTCAGAAAGAAGGGTGATTAGTGGCTGAAGAAACAGAAGAGAAGCAAAAAGTTCAACCCACACCTGCTGGCATGGTTGGCTTCTATGATATGGGAGCAGATCTAAAGGAGCAGGGACTTGAACTAGTTGACGTCACTCCAGAAGGTGATCCAATTGTAGTTGATCCTTCTAATGACTTTGTAAAGTTTACAATATCTAGTTCTGAAATTCTTAATGCTGCTCAAGAAAAAGGTATATATCAGCCAGGAGATGAAGTAGACTATAACACTCCTGATAATCCTGTCAACTATTCGCCCATGGGCCCCATTGAGAGAGCTTGGTTTGGCCATGCAGGTAAGAGAAGTGTCAAAGCTCAAGAAGAATATCTTCAAAAAGAGTTTGGAAAAAATAATGTTAAGCGAAGAAGGGATAAAGAGGGAGACCTATCCTTTTCAGTGAGAAAAGGAGACAAGGGTAAGGTTTGGTACAATGCTGATCCTGAGCACTCTTGGAAAAAAACTCTAACTGGCGGAGCTTTTGATGAAGCTAGCGGAGAAGTCTTTCAATATATAGGAGCACATGGTTCAAAAACTGTAGGTGCTCTAGCCGTAGTTGCTGCTGTAGGTAGTGGTGTAGGCATCATTCCTGCTGCCATTGCTAGTGGAGTGGGAGCTGTGACGGGCGAGAGTACAGAATTAGGGGCTGAGCTTCTACTTGGAAATGACATCTCTCCAGAAGAAATGCATCAACGACTAACTGGTGCTGCCATCTTTGGAGCCACACAAGAGTTCGGCGGACGAGCTGCTTCTAAGGTGATTGGTAAGACTATAGAATTTACCGCAAAAACTTTAAGCGTTTTAAAAAATTCAAATAGTGTTGTTGCTAGAAAAATGTTTAAGATGTTAAGTAGGCAAGACGATGCACTAGTATTGGCTCGTATAGATGATATTCCTAAAACAGCTCGCTTTGATCAAATAGCTAGAGAAGATGCCTTTAGAGGATTTAGACAAGATAGACTTCTAAATGCCAATCAAGATGCAGTGAAGCAATTGGTTGATGATGCCAGTGACGCCATGGTTAATGTGCAGAAACAATATGGAGAGTTGGCTGAGAAATTTAGAAAAGGAACAAAGGGAAAATTTGAATCAGCTCCTTCTGATTTTGTTAAAAGACTTAATGAAAAAGGAATGATGACTGAAAAATTTGAATTAAATCCTGCTAAGCCTGGTGAACCTGGTATACGTTTAAAAGGTGCTGATAAAGAAGCCATGAATGAAGCTTTAGTTTCTATGCGTAATATAAGAGCACGAGGAAATAAGATAACTTATGACGAATTGATTAGAGAACAATCTAATGTTAATAGCCTTTTATATAAAAGAACTGGTAAAAGTGAATTATCAGATAGTGTGTGGTCAGACATTCAACTTCTATCTAAAGATATTCAAGATGTTTTAAATAAAGGTATAGCAGCAGCTAACGATCCTGCTCTCATAGTGGAGAAGCAAGCCTTAGATAAACTATATGAGCCTTCTAAAAAATTATTAAATGAATTTAGAAAGGCATCTAACAAAGAAGCCAAGTATGATCTATTCCTTAATAGAATAAAGAAAGCAGATGGAAGCTTTAACAGTGAGGCAGCCACTTCATTATCCAACCTCCTAAAAGTTAAAGATCCCACGGGCGACATTCTTAGAAGAGAATCGGCTCGACAAGCTGTGCCTCTATTTGGAAGCAGAGGCACAATTCCCACATCTCCTAGAGCTGCCACCGCTATTGTAAAAGCTGGAGCTGGACTCAAAAAAGCTGCTAGAGAATCTATAAGCCTAGGACCTGTAGGGGTTGGCATTAAAAGAAAGATTGGCGATGCACCCATTGTGAAACAAGGCGCTGAAGGTGTGCGAAAACTTGATGAAGCTCTAACTGCAAAGGTGATACCCTTCATGCATAAAACTGTGCAGCAGCTGAATAAAATGGATCCTGGATTTAAGAAAGCTTTACTAGGTGGATCTCAAGGAGCAGAAGTTTTAAACGCTATACAACTTAATTCTATAGACGCAGCTCTATTAGAAGAATCAACCACTCGACAATTAGTTGAGGAGGGCACTGCAGTAGGAAATGAACCAAATGGCCAATGACATATACACTGAAAAACTAGATAAGATTCAAGACACTCAAACCACTATGCAAGTGCAGCTGGGCGAATATAATGTCATACTCAAAGATCATATGAAACGCACTGAGATGAGCGAGCACCGAATAGAGAACATTGAAAAAACAAGCCACAGCACCATGATGTCCATGCACACTAAGATTGATAAGAAAGCAGATAGAAGTTATATTACATGGGCTCTAGGTGTATCCACCACTCTAGTTGCTTTAGCAGTGGCCCTATCTAAAATGATTGGTTAAAAATTCCTAATCATGAATTCTCTAATCTCTTCTAAAGGAACAGCATAGCCATACCAGGTTCTTCGTTGACCGGCAAACATCATGCCCACAACATTACCTGTTGCATCCAACACAGGACTACCTGAGCTACCTGGAAATATTCTAGCATTGGTGTAGATAGTTTTAAAGACCCTCATACAAACTTCATAGGGCCTGCCAAAGAAGCTACTCTTTTCTTTCTTAAGATGTTCTCCCTTACATTTAACTATGGGTATGTCTTCTGGTAACATTATATCCTCTCGTACAAGCATGCTACCTTCAGCTGGTGTGAGGCTATTACCAAGAGGGTGGCCATACACCACAATATCTTGCAGCACTCTCCAGCTGGTGGCTAGTTCATAGCCAGTAGTGCTGGACACCTTAGTGAGGGCGCACACATCACGCTGCCTATCCATCTTAAGAATGGTGACCATTTCTTTATTATTTCCCCTATGAGTCCACAGCACTTTCTTCTTATTATTGGTGGCGATTCTGCATACATGGGCGTTTGTAATGGTGTATATTTTATTTTTATATCTAAGTGCCCAGGCTGTACCGCTACCGCCTGTGCCATCTTTCTTACCTGATATTTTAAAGACATTGCGCTTGGCCTTATGATAGAACCTGGGATCAGATTTTAAGGCAGATGCTAGGGTACTACATAGTAGTAGTAAGATTATAATCCGGGTCATGCGCTCTCCTCATTAGCGAGAGAGAACCATTCCTCCTAATGCGCCAACTGCCACTCCAGCAGCCAACCATAGCAGGGTGTTATTCCAGATACTTGACTGGTCTTTCTCCAGCTCGCCAATCCTCTTAGCCTGAAGATCAATTTCTTCAGCCTGACCTCCTATTATATCAGACTGGCTACTCACTAACACTTCACAGTCCACTAGAGATAGGTCACAGGCTTTAAACAATTTCAAGGTGAGATTTAGGTCGCTTTGGCACTGCTGGCACTCTTGCCCCGAGACGTTTGATGTCGTCAGCATAACGAAGCTTAAGCTTGTTATAATAATCAAGACGTTTTTTAAAGTTCTTCTTATCATTTTCTGCTTTCTCCTTTGCAGCATGGAGTTTATCTTCAATTGTTTTCTTCTGCAGGTTATAAATTGTGGTGGCTAATTTTTGCCCTTGTCTATTGTACATGTATAGCAGCACTGCTATGATTATTGTGCTGGCTAAGAATCCGTATCTAGTAAATTTATCTATCATGTTTCTTCTTCTCCTCATCCGCTTTAGCAACACCGTAGGCAGCAACTAAACAGCTACTAATCACAATGTGAATCCATGCCCAAGGATCCCATGTATGAAATGCCATGAGCACTAGGTTAGCGATTAAAAGGGAATGGGCTATTAAAATACTAATGGCCATGATTGTGCCTCCTTTTTTTACATGTTGGGCACACAGGGCACCCTTCTTCTTCTACTATTGGTACATCACAAAGATACTTCATATCCTCTATTGGATCACCGCACGTTGTCATGAGGGTTAAAAGTATAATAAGTATAATCATAATCTCTCCTAGTGATAACCTATATTATCATTCATCTGGTATAGCCAAATGAATACCAACGCCAATCCACAATGCAATCCCTACCGTTGTCGCAAATACTTTTAATGCTGTACCGAAGTTAGAATCAAAGCCCATAAATAGGAATAGAGCTACAAATAAAGATACAATCATGGTTTTACCAATTAAACTTCTCATAACATCTCCTAGTGATAATCTATGTTATCGCTCATAACACACTTGTCCAAACTAATCCAGCCGCCATCCAGCCAGTTCCAAACATGAATCCAATAATGGCATATTGAAGGGTCCAGGTAATTGTGGCCAACACAGCCGATACAGCTCTCATCGCCTACTCCTTTGTTTATTGGTTATTTCTTTATGGCATTCTTTACATATTGCTTCAAGCCCTTCCACTGGTACAAATAATCGGGCTATATATACATCGAAACTTACGAACCCATCTTCCGGATCTATAACAGGTTCCTTATGATTGACATCAATCTTACTATCAATGAATCCACACCTCTTACACTGGTACTCTCCAGGTGCCACTCTAGCATTGCGGCGGCACTCACCAATGGCGGGCCATTGCATGGACAACTTTCTAAGCACGCTTGTTACGCGAGTCTTTATGTTAAACTTTTTAGGCATCTTGTAAATAAACTCCTAACAACACCATTTCTACAATGTGTATGTCTTCCAACATTTGTGGCTGGTAAATCACCACTGGACAAATCCACTTATACTTAAATAAGTAATCGTACACACCCTCTTGAATGTGATCCTCCCTATTAAACACCAACGACTCAATGTACATGAATGGACTTTCAGGAATTGTTAACGCCATTCAACACTCCAAACACTGCATTGTAGGCCGCCTCATCGCCCACATTCCACTGTATGTCATTCTCTGTGGTGAGGCCAATGCTGTCTTGTTCGTAATCTTCCATGGATCCAAACTGACTGAACCACTTAACGGTGACGAAAGGCACAGCAACTATGTCGCCTGGCTGGGTGTCTAGTGGTATTAGAACCTCTTTTGGCGTTACATAGACAGCACCTTCTTTAGCGCTAAGTGCCGACTCTCCTCTATATGGATCTTCAGGGATAGTCTCATAGTACCCCACACCAACATGAACCACTCTCACAAACAACAAGCTTCTCTCTGGAGCTCGGCCACTAATTTGCCGGCTGCTCACTTCATCACTTGGCATGACAATACCACCTTTAGATACCTGTTCGCCTTTGGGTATCTTTTCTATGAGCAGATAATTACCTTGAAGCTGGGATGATTCGCCCAGCTCTTCGGTTAGCTGCTGGAACCTTTTTAAATATTTACTTTGAGCTATCATTATCCACTTCCTTTCGAAGCTTCTTCAGCTTAGCTTTAAGTTCTTTGTGCTCTTCTCTAGCATACTTATAATCCTTTTGGTTCCACAGAGCTGCTTCCATTCTATTCGCCATGGACTGGGCTTCTTCTATTAGAGATTCAAGGTAGGCATAGTTGTGGGTCTTGTTGCATTGGCGCATCTCATCCAACACACCACATATGGTTCTATTAGCCACTCGAAACCTCATCATCCTGAAACCACTCCCATATCCTATACCTTATAATGTTAAACCACAGGGCCAATTTCCAACCATTATGAAACTCACTGAAGTGGTGCAAGGTGCGATGGCCATTTGAAGTTGCCAACCAAATGTATTCATTTTCAACTTGCGCTATCGTATACATTTCAGTGGTGCCATCTTGTTGAATCACGCAAATCATATCAGAACATTTAAAATAGTTGGGGTGTTTCACTTCTTTGGGCTCAGCAATCCAACCAGCTGACTCAAAGCGGTGCTACTGTTCTTAGCTTCTTCTGCCAACTTCTCGCCACTATTCTTCAGCTCATTCATTTGTTCTTTCTGCGCTGTTAGCACACTGTTCAAGCTGACCACATAATTATTAAAATATTCTTCAGTGATGGCTTTGTCCTTATTTCGCCCAGCCATGTGCTCAATGCCATTGGCTAAGAAAAAGGTGGTGCCTAGAAAGCTCATAAATATCATGAGGTTTTGTGGCAGGTCTTGTAGATGTATTGTGACGGCAACTGACACGGATAAAAGAAGAAGGCCAAACATGACCTTCCTCCCTCCTATTGAATCAATTAATTTGCGCACTTTATTTTACCTGCTTAGCTTTTAAATCAGCCACTGCAGAACTGGAAGCAGCTGCTACTGCTGCTCCGCCGCCTTCAACAACTTGAGGTGTGCGTGGCACTGCTCGAATTGAGCCCCCAATGAACTTGCCATACTTGCCGTCTTGCTCTGAGTGAACAATGTCAACTAGTGCTGGTAGTCCTTCTGCCTTGGCTCCCTCTAATTGGCCAATGATGAAGTGCAGATCTTCGTTCTTAATTGTGAACCTGATCACCTCCTTATTGTCTCCGAATTGACTTGGAAACATTTTGAGTCCATTAACATAAGCGTTCTTTCTTTCAAATGTAGTCATTGCTTCTTGCTCCTTTTTTTGGTGACTTTCTTGGTCACGGGTTTAGGTGTTATCAATTCTATAATTTCTTCACGAGTGCCCACTGCTGGTAGTATGGCGCCGCCCACTGACATGACAATGGATCCTTCGCCGTCATCTCTAGGCTTAATCATGAATATTTGGTCCTTATTTACAGATGCCATGTAGGTGTTGCCATGGGCATCTTTTAATTCTAACTCTACAAACATTTCTTCATCTTCCTTCCTAAAGCTTTCATCATTTTAATGCGTGCTTTAGTTTCATCTAAATACTTCTGGCTTTTTTCATTGCCTTCCTTCACTCGTTTTTCATACTTCTTCTTAATCTCTAAATTGAAAGGGGCCATCTCTATGAGGAGTCGGTCCAGTGTTTTTGCTTGTGGATATGATATGTTTATTTCGTTTCCCTTTCTCATCTTCTTCATTAGGTCATCTAGTATGTCGTACATGCTGTTGGATGAGGTGATGAGCATGAGCCGTTTCACATTGGCCTTAATCCACATGGCCTCATCATCCTTTAGCTTAATTAGTTTCATGTCACTTCTTAGTCCTTCTTATCACTAGCCCGTCTTTCAAATCCTTTATTCTAAAGATGCGCCCGTCTTCCAGCTCCACTTTCCACAACTTGTTATCATGCATGAACTTGGACAAATCGCTTTCAGTTTTCTTTTCTTCAGCTTTGATGCTGCTGGCTACGTCATACTTCTTAAAATAATTCATAAAGTCTTTTCGTATGCCTGGTGACATGGATGTCACTCTAGCGGGCCAACTCTTCTTAGGCAGGGTACGGAACCATTCTTTAAGAGGTTCTTCCCTTGGCCAGCACTTGCCTTTATAATCACAGAAGCCACACTTCATACTACCTAGGATGAAATCTTTAGGAGCCATGTCAATGTTGCCTTGATCCACGGCTTTCTGTACACTCTTAAACTTATCAATGACTTTTTTATAAGTCTTAGCGCACGGTTTAAATCGTACTTCACGTAGCCTACTATCATTTTTGCAATATTGAATAATGGCTGCATGGTCCACTCCTCTTTCCTTTAGAAATTGTGAATTAGCATACAAATTGAGCTGAAGGAAATTTGCTTCAAAGAATGAATCGTTAAGTTCATCTAGAAAGTCTTCCAAATTCTCCACCCAATATGATGTGCCCTTATCGCCTATACTTATCACTGACTCCATGTTGCGCAATTTCTCATCTGTCTCATCCCAATTGGTTTTGTGTATGAAACTGAATCTATCTTTCTTACTCTTGATGTCAGCCACACACTTCCAGTCATCCGAAATAAATGTGAGGTCAAGCTTCCCCTCTATCCATTGAGAGAGGGAGGGATCTTCCACATCATCTAAGTTGACGAAGCTTAGGGTTTGTTGCCCATAAAGCATCTTAATGTCCCACGCTGGCATGGCCTTACGAAAATGCTTAAGTATATGGTACTCTATGCTGTGCCCTAAGTCAAGTAATAGTTTTGTTTCTGGCTTCATGGGCTCGGCTGGAGTGAACTCCTTGCCAGAGTAGCTTTGAAACTCATGGTAGAGCTCTCTGCTACATTTGCCTGCTGCTGACGGTCGAAGCGGTGTGTATTTCTTTTTATACTCTGGGTCAGCTGCCTCCGTGGTTGCCATTTCATTCATCTCATGGAATAAAATATCCACGTAACCTACGTTTGGTCCTAATATATCGCTCATATTTCCTCACTCTCTCTTTGACTTTTTTGACGTATCTTTTGTTCCATTTATTTGCGTGTCCGGCATTATAAGCCGATACAGCTTTACACACATCTGTGTCATAGCGCTGAAGATTATAGCTAACATAATTAGAGGCAACCCAAAAATTAAACGAGGGATCCATAAGATCGTGGTCAGTAATGGATTCATCTTTCATCACCCATCTCGCTGTGGCCAATTTGATTTGACATATCCCATAGCTATGCGTTGTCCCGTCTAACTTTGTTATGTTTCTCCAGTCGCTCTCCGCGCTGCAAATTGCCACCGTCAGTATAAACAACTTCAACGTCATGAATTGTGACATGGCTAGTATTGTTTCTGGAATCAGCATCCTTTGATTCCTCCTTATACCTATCATCTAAATTTTTTCTATGGCGTGTGTGCCAGGATAAAAACATTAGGCAACACATGCAATGAGCCAGGTGAGGCAGGCCCGATTCTTCATCGTCATCCTCTCCATCTATGAACGCATAAAGATGACGTAGAGCTGCATCAGATAGCCGAGTCCATTTAAGTCCCTGCTTCCAATTGTCACGCCCATACTTAGCAGCTCCAAAGGCTAACACCTTAGCTGTATCAAGTAAAGCCACTCTCGGTAGTAATCCCATTGGTGCTTTTCCATCGTCATACTTCTTTCCTTGCATGGCTTCTCCTATTCGCCTAGAATCTTATCAGCTAGTCCTAGGGCAATTGTTTCTCTGGCTGACATATATTTGTCATACTTAATAAAATCTTTTAACTTAGCTCTTGTATATTTAGGATGCTTGTCTTTTATCTTTTCGAGATAGACATCTTCCATCATGCCATCCGATACTTTTTCATCCTCGGCAGCTGCTTGAAAGTCTTTACTATGCATCCAATCTATTCCAGCTATTCCATAATGCACCATAAATCTTATATTAGGGGTAAGAATGCGGTCGTCAGCTGCTTGTAATATAATAGTGGCTGCACTCATACAATACCCATACGCAATTATTGTTATATGGCTTCGGCATTCTTTAATGAAATCATATATTCCCCACATATTATAAGCACACCCTCCAGGAGAAGTCATCTTAATTACAATGGGCTCTTGGCTTTTTGCATCCAATATATGAAGATTTTTCATTAAATTAGATGCTGAATAATCATCTACCTCTTCAAAGAATTCGATGGTTCTTGTAGGTATATACAATCCAGTTTCATGGAACTGGGTAGTATCATCTCTAATAAACTTACTCACTTCTCCCACCTATCTGATATCTGACCTTCCACCTCAATCTTAACAGGTCCATGGGCAGTTGTCAAGGTGTAATTTGTCATGCAATGCTCTAATAGTTTCATGGCTTTGAGTCGTCGGTCACCATCAGCTGGAGCCTCCACCACCAATTCATCATGAACATATAATAGGGGGTGGGCATCCCAAGAATATCCTTCCATTTCTTTCTCAAACTTGTGGGCAGAATTGAGCAGCAAATCTGAGGCACTACTTTGAATGAGGGTGTTGAATCCCTTCATGTATACATCATCAGCATTCTCTATGTATATTGGTCGGCCAATTAAATTATATATAACTTCACCTGCCTCTAATTTTTTATCTATTTGTTTCTTATAATCAAACACTCCCGCATAACTGGCTCTAAATTCTTTCACCATACTTGCACACTCCTCTATTGTCCAGAAGAAGCCATGCTTTTGCACAGAACGCTTTAATCGTTTAGCACCTGCGCCATAAAATATAGATAGCCCAACCTCTTTACCTATCTTACGCTCAATAGGATATAGTTTCTTCACTTCAGAGGGATGGCAATCTAAGTTGAAGAAAATTTTAGTGGTTAGTCCATGAAAATCCACACCCTCTGCCAGCACCTCACAGAGAACTGGGTCTTCTGAAAGGTACGCAATAATTCTAGGCTCAATGGCAGAGAAGTCAAGCGTAATAAGTTTTTTGTCAGGCCGTGCGACGAATAGAAAGTGTAGGCCGGAGGGTACTTGTTGTAGGTTTGGGTTGCTACTACTGAGCCTTCCGGTCCTAGTTCCAGTTGGATTAAAACTTCCATGTAGCACTCCTTTGTACTGCTTCTCTTGGTAGCCAGGGAAAAATTTTGTAGCTAAGGTCTGCTGTTTACGGTACTGAAGCAAAAGTTTAATATCTTCCTTACCCTCTCCTGCTAATACTTCTAACACTTCCACTGCTGTAGAAGAGTTTTCTTCAAAGTCTGCCATGTCATATCCAAGGTAACTCTCCAGTAGCCACAGTAGTTGGGTGGGTGAGTCTATGTTGAAGGGCTCTAGTCTGTCTAAAGCTGCTTTTCTTAATTTTCTATATCTGTCTTGAACTCTCTCATATCTATCTGCATTAGATCCAGCTTTATCTCCAGCACGATGGCGCATGGTTCTGTATTTTTTACAGGTCTCTTCTATTTGTGTATCAGTCCAGGCTTTAATACCAGGAGCCCAAGCTGTTTCTAATAACTCTTTAAGGTGAGTGGCCTTAGTGAATGCTGCTTGAGTAGCTATCTCTAGTTCAGGCATGTCTATGGCAATACCCTTCAGCTCACTCCGCATTAGCATCTTAGACCAAGGTAGTAAGGTCTCTTCATAAAACTTCCACTCTTCTTCAGTGGATAATACTTTAAATAACTTATACAATCTATACGTGTACTCACAATCCTTTAAACAATATTCAGGATCATCGTGGTTGGAGGGATCCTCCCAGAATCTAGGCACGTCTAAGAAATAAGGGGCCAATGATTTAAGGCTGGTCTTTCGAGCCTTTCTATGTGTGCCTACAATTTTTTTATTCTCTTCTTTACGTTGAAGCTCATAATCCTTTAGCCATTCATCTGGTATCTTATGCTTAATGATACTGGAAAGCAGCTGCGTGTCTGCCACCCATCTATCTGTTAGATCGATGCCTCTAGCTATTAAGTGTTTGAAGTCAAACTTGCCGTTGTGTGCTATGAAGGTGAAGTCACAATCTTCATCATCTATGAGTTCTTTGAAGTCTTCTATGGTGTCGAAGGCAACATCAAAAGTTAAGCCTGTTTCTGGGAGAATAGCGTAAACACCAACTAAAGTTATCCTGTTCCTATTGTGATCTAAAGCATGGAGGCACTTACTACTTCCACCAAATCCTTCACACTCCTTTACGTCACAGCAGGTCTCAATGTCTAGGGCAGCTAAGGTCATGCTTCCTCCCAGCCTGTTGATTTGAGTTCAATTTCACATCTATGGCATTTATAAATATTATCTTCTAAGTCATATCCAACACTAATGTGTTTGCACTCTTCTCCTGTAACGTCTTCAACACACACCAGAATCGCTTGCTTCTGGTTATACATACCTTCGTTCACGCTACTCCAGGCCCACTGTCTTTGGTGACCACGTGCCTCATACCCATAAACAACCTTACCTGTTGCTTCCAGCCATCTTTCATAAATTCTCTGGGCTTGTTCAGCTATAGGTCCTAGCTCATAATGAAACATATCAGAGGTAAACTTTAACTTACTCATCGCTTCTGTCCCTTCCTGTAACGGGTTGACATATACTTTCTCTTCATGGCGCGGTTAGGTCTAAGAGGCGGAGGCCAACAGCTACTGGTTACTCCACGTTCGTCTTTCTCTTCTCTAACGTAGTAGACGAACCCTTCAGCTTGCTGTTTGTGTCTGCTCACTCCATCTCCTCAATTTTCTTACTAAACTCCTTCCACTCTACCAAATTTAATGTGAAAGTGCAATGTTTATTTTTAGAGTGTATGAGGGCCTCCACATCCACCATGCGGTGCTTGATGTCGAACCTGCAATACACTACACTGTCCTTCCTTATCCCTCTATCGCCATAGCCTCGTTGTCTCTTATCCCATTCAATCCAATAGGCGCCAGGCACCTTCACCCCTTCTCCAACAGTGAATTTTTTTATAGGGTTGTTATACACGTCCCACATCATTTCTATCCATGCATCGGCGGACATTCTCATTGGTTTATATTCTAATAGCGGAAATATCATGGTATAGTATAGGTTTCGTATGTCTGGGTAGCGTAACTTGTTGGTCATGCGTTTATGGAATTCATAATCGAAGCCATCATAATCATTATTCTTACTTGCCATAGGTCCACTGTCTGCTTGTGTCTCTCCTGGTGTCAACATGTATAAAGCTCTCTCCAAATCCTAGAGCAAGGAAGAAATCGGCCACTAAGCCTTCTAGTATGGCCATGTCAACCCTATCCTTATTCCAGGGTTGTATGTCCACAGCATTGCCTAATGTGTGTTGGCTTTTCTTAGCTGCTCCAATACCCTTACCTCTTAATTTTTCTTGATAGGCTTCAGTTCGGTAGCCGCTAGTGATGCGCAACGGTTTCTTAAATGTTTTGCGTAATGCTTCAAGACATCCCACTAATTCTATGCTTATTTTATGTGTGCCTGTGACATGAGGCTCTTTACATTCAAACTCTTTGGTGTTGAAATGTGGGGTGAGCATTAAGTCCTCACCGGTTTGCCAATAGAAATAGCCTTGTTCAATTCTCATTTAGTTTGTCTGCTTGTTTAAGTGCTTCGATTACTTCTACACCAATGTATGAAGATTCTCCAGTTCTTGCTAGCACATATCCTAAAGCACCTTTATAGATGTCGCAGATATTTTGAATTTTAGTGATATATTCTTTATGTTTTATATTTTCTTTTATTAAATCTTTACTGTTATCTACCCCTTTTTCAGATAAAGTGAGACCAAAAACAATATCAAGATATTCCTCTGCATATTGTTTGTCCCACCAAGCTTGTCGAAGTTCTCTTATTAAGAAGTCAAGATGCTCAGCTTTGATTACTTCTTCCTCTTTATTCCAAGAATAAGTTTCTCTTATATATTCAAGCTTAGCTCGTTTATCTTCCACAGCTCCACCCTTTCTAAAAGAAAGTCCCTGGCATCCGCTTTGTGGCCGCATTACCAGGGACCGAAGGAGAACATGAGGCGAGGCACCTCATGCTCTAAGTATCTCACTTTTTACTGCGTTTGTCAACCTTTTTCTTTTTTTTCTTCTTCTTTTTTTTCTTTTTCTTTCGCCTACTTAGAGCTGGTAGCTGTGTGGCTCCAAAGAAATCTGGGAATGAAGTGGTCTTAATCTTAGGTCCGGGCATGGGCTAGTCTCTCCAAAAATAATTGTTTAATAATGCTGTGGGTTTGTTTTTCTGCCAGAAATGAATGGTGACACCAACGCTATCCTGCACAGGGAAACTGAAAGGCCATGGCCCTGGGGTGTCCAAACTATGTTTAGAATAATGTTTGTAGTCTATGTCTAGCCAAGGTGTGACATGCAGCCCCACTTTATATCTCCAGCCAATGAGTGCAAACTGACTCTCATTAACCAATGAATGAATGGTGTTATTGAAGTATCCGTATTTTAATATGTCCACATTGATGTGGAAGTTCACTTCTTTTTTGGGAGGGGTGCGCAAATTTTCATGGCGGCCTTTAGGAAAGAACCACCTCGCTTCCATGGCGACATCTCTTAGCTCGAAGAGCTCAAAAGCAGCTGCCTGTTGGGCTAAGAAGCAGCTGGCTGCTAGTAGTATTACTTTCATCTCATCATCCTTTCAGCAGAGCCCAGTCTTCCCAATACCGTGCCATCTTATCACTCTCTATGTCTATTGTAACATGCAGGCCACCTTTAGGAGCTTCTGTGAGGTGGGCCCTAGGTATGAGATACCAGGGACCCTTATGCCCACACTTACAGGCCAACACATCGAAATCTGTGGCATGGGGCTTCACACTGAAGATGTAGGTGGCGCCATATTTAGCTTCTGACTTAGCCTTCACTTGCACCCTGTTCATGAACCCATGACTATCCACTATGAAGTCATAGGACCTATAGTCAGAAAAAGGTCGGCTGCACACTAGCCCTTGTTCAAAGGCATCATTATTAAAATCTAGTTCGCCTTGCACACCTACAAGTATGGCGTCATGTTTTTCTTTAGTCATTCTTTTTGTAGCCTTTTCTTATATTTTTCTTCATTCCTAATGGACCATGCAAGCTGGTCTTTAAGTGAAACATTTTCTTTCCAAGCAGCTCGAAGTTCTAATATGAGCCAATCAACATGGGCTTCTGTTTCAGCCAAGGGGGCTCGGTACTCCCAAAGCTCATCGATCGCTTCAAGCTTTTTCAGTTTATCTTTCAATCTTCCTCCAATTCTAAGTAATAACTCTCCGGCATAAACTTAGAGGCTGGTAGGTCATCATAAATCCACTTAGGCTTTTCAATGACTAGGTCTACATACTCTTCCAACTCTAAAGCTTTAACCACTTTTTCTGCCCACTCCCAGCCTCCCTGGCTCCACACTATGATGGTGTGACCACGGGCTGCGTGTTTCTTTAACACTTCTATGTGTGGTTTGTGAACTTTAAAGTAAGTGCCGTCAATCCACAGATTGTTCTTCATAGTATCAGGCAGATCCCACATAACTAACGTGTCATCAACATCGAAGTAGGTGGGCTGTGTGCACTTAAGGACTATCACCGTCGCTCCATTTCTTGAAGTGCTGGCTACTTGGGTCTATTCCATCTGGATCCTCTAAATAAGATTGCCATATAAACAATGCTACCTCAGCGTCTTCAAGCCTCTCAATCAGCTTAAGCACAACATCAGGTGACGCCGCTGCGATGTATTCTGTTTCGCATTCAACTAGTCCAAATGTAATTCTTCTGTGCTTTGACACTACACCAGGCGTAGTATCTTCTAAGCCTACATCTGACTCAGTTGGAAAAATTCTCCACGGTCCACTATCAGAAACATTCTCAGCCAACTCTTTAAGTTTTTTCACCGTCGCCTCTTCCTAGTACTGCCTGAATTATCTCCTTTAACCACATACCCTGCAAAGCTACTAATTTGTTTCTCGGCCATGTTGCTGCACTTGTCACATTGCGTTTGGATTACATCGCTGTTGGCCACAATTCGGTCAAATTCATGCCCATTCTTACATCTATATGTGTATAGTGGCATATCATCCCTCCTTTTTAAATGACAACACTTTAGATTTAGCATGGTGCCTACTTCTTATGGGCCGTAAACCTATATAGTATCCTCGGTTATTTTTCACATCGTATTCCATTCCTTTATTATTTATTAAATACTTTCTGAAGTCTTCTTTTTCATATACATTATTTAACACCTCATTAATGGAGGAGTTATATTCTGATGCAGAGCATGTATAATCTGCTCCAAACTCAAAGGCTTTCTCTGCTGCAATTTCTAACACCTCTTCAAACATCATGTGAGCACTCTCCACTAAAACTTTAGTGGAATCATCCAACTCGATGATGTCATGGGTGGGGCAAACTTCCTCATACACTTTTCTGCAATCATATAAAAACTGAGGCAGCTCTGTGGTGAGGTCTTTTATCCAGCCTAGGTCTCCTTTCACCTTGGATTCAGACACCGTGATGAGCATTAGTCGGCTAATGTCAGCGCCCACAGATGTGATCTTTGGCGGATAGTTTGAGGCCACCATTAGACGGGCGTAGAAGTGAGCAGAAAAAGCATCCTTGCCCTTCCGCTCTATTGGTTGCAAATCGCCCGATGTAATACTTCGTGTGGTTTCTCTCATGGGAAATGTTAGGTCTTTGCAATCTGGATAGACAACAACACGCTTACCAAGAAGCGGAGCCAACACAAACTGCTTACCGCTGCCAGCAACTGTTGCGTTATTAATGGCACCCTTAGCTGGTCCGAAACAATTACTAATGGCGTTGAGCACAGCTGACTTTCCGTCTTGGCCTTTTGGCCCATAGAGCCATAGGAGCTGTCTACCCTCGTGTTTAGGTTCAAAGCATGACCAAACAAAAGCCATGAACATGGGGCTACTGCTCAATCGTTTTAGAAATTGTTCCCAAGCAGGATAGGGGCCAGACTGTAGGTCGAGATTAATTTTATGGAAGGTGAATTCTTCGCTATCTCCCCAAGCATAGGCTTTAGGCACTGCATTAGCAGCGGGGCCAAATCTATGCCATGTGCGAATGATGGTGTCTATGTCATTGGTGCGGTAATCATCCGAGTTGAGTACGAGAGAAGCCACATGTCTTTCAAGCAGCTGCTCATTAGCAGTGTACGTTACTATTTTTAACTCCTGATCTGTAATTCTATATAATGTTGCTGCTTCATCTGTCACCGCCTGTAAGAAATAAGGATCTATTAATATGCGAGAAGCTGTTAACGCCTCATCAATGCCTATTTTGTGTGGCCTATCAGCAGGCTTTTCAATTCGTGGCTCATGGCGAGGTGCTCCAGCATAGGCTCTATTAATGGTGACCTCATCATTATAATCCAATTTGCCATAGTTGCCAGGTAGATTAACAGTCCACCCTTCTAGCACCTTTTCCAGTTCGTGTTGCTCATAGCCCTGCTGTTGAAAATCTTTAGCCACCTTATACAAATCGCTATTGAAATTGTATTGCACCTTACTGCTCTGTATAAAATTAAGGGTGTGGGCACTCAGCTTACCTGCTCCTTCACCTGGAGTTAATCTATATCCGTCCACATTCACTGATATAGGGCGGTGGCCCTTATAAAAGAAGCGAGCTGGGTCCATGGCGGCAAGATCTATGAAAGGAAATAGGAGGAAGAGTTGCTGCATGGTGGTGAGCCAAGCATCGTGACTTGTTATTGGCTCCGCTAATTCCAGCACCACACGAAATCTGTCTTGTGCTGGCTTATTCCCTTTGGCTATTTGATGTGACTTGGACGGTTGAATTATGTGGGCAAAATCTTTGAAGTATGCTTTGGCCTCATCTATGGTGATGAACTCGTCTACATCCAACCCAATATAGTGGGCCTGCACAAAGTTGTCTTTCTTTCTATAGTCGTCTTTAAATATGGCCGGACACCAATTCTGTTCTGTGATGATGGCCGCCACTTCGAGTAAGCTGTCTGCGGTGCGCCGTTCACACTTTACATTTCCATTGGGCGTGTCGCTACTGCCTGTAGTGCTGATCTTTTTCATGTCTCCTCCTATATATGATTGGGGTGCCGAGGGTCTTCATAAATTCTACGAAATGAACCCTCCATGGTGAGCATCTTGGCCCACCACTTCTTACGGGCATATTTATAAAATAGTTTTTGAAAGAATCCTAGCTTATCTATTGCTATGTCTATGGCTTGTATTCGTAGCCAATTTAATTGGGCTTCGCTTTCATATCGCAAAGGAATGTATTTAAACTTAATGAGGTAGATGCATAGCCATGTAAGGCTGAACCACCCTGGTTTTTCATTTCCACATAAGGAATAGAGCACCCAGTTGTGAGGGAGGTGAATGCCTATGGGGTGATGGTGCTTTTTTCCTTTTCGTGCCCACTGTATCATCTTTATGATGCCAAAATCTGGGTCCACGTTATTACGCCAGAACCAATGCTTGCTTAAGTATTTGCCAATGTCGGACCTATTATATAGTATTAGTCCTGCTGCAATTGCCTGGTCATTGTCATGACTGCTTATTATTTTATTTCTGCCAGGATTTCGGTGCCAATAGCCAGCTCTGCTTGCTTCTATATTATATTGTGTGCGTATCCAATCTTGATTGCGGGCTGGGAAATGATAGTCGGAGTCTTGGTTGAGGTGTGACTGGTAGTCATCTACTGTTTTGTAAAGTATGCCATTATCATTATCACAGGTTTCTATAAATTTTTCTCTGCTCCATGCAGGCCAACGTCCATTATAGTTGAGACTCATTAGGCCATCTTCTGCGTAGAATGGGCTCATGTTTTTCTCAGTATTGTTAATAGATCCATAGCTTCTATCATAGTGAAACCCATTTCTAACAGCAACTCTATCAATCTTTTATTTTGCATGCACTGCCTCCTCAAGTTCTACTATTGCTGATTCAATTTCTTGATCATTAATACGTGTTAGTTCTTTTATTGTTTGTTGAAGCGTGACATTCACACGCCAAGACAACTCAAGATTGGCCACCAGCCAGCTCACATCGGTGGGGCTGAGCGATCCTTCACTTAATATAACCTTCCATGTTTTAGCTTTAATGCCTTCTAACTTCTTTAAAGCTTTCATGTTTCCTCCAAGTATTTATCTAAGGCTTCTTTCACTTCATCCAGTTCACCACATAAGGAATTAGCTTCGTGCATGCCACGACCAGTCCAGGCCTCTCCACACTTACACTCATTAATCCACATGATACCCTCGACAGCATCCACTAGCACTTGAGCATCAGATAGCGACTCTTTATATATAAATTCAATTAGAGGATACACCGTGTCATCCCAGATATCCATTCTCCAACCTGATCTACATAAAACAGCTATCTCTCCTAACCGCTTTTGTTGGTGGTCTGTTAGCTTTAACATTTCTGCCACCTATCCAGCTGCTGATCTGTAAGGAAGTGCCATTCATCGAGTTGTCCTTCCCACTGTCCGTGATTGGTGGGGTCATCCAACACCTGATGCACTACGTCCAGTAAGCTTTCTAAACTGTCTATGAGAGGCGCTATTTCTGACAGCACCAATTCAGCTCCAGATCTAAAGGCAGCTGGCCGATTCAAATACGTTAAGCTAAAGTCTGCATCTCTTCCATATTTCTCTGCTAGAAACGCCACGTGTAGTTTTTGTTCATCTGATTGGTAGCTCATAGCTCCTCCTTATTTTGATTTAAATTTAGTTCCACATTTAAGGCAAACGAGTCCAATGGACCAGATATTCTCAATGTCATGTTCACACTTTTCAGTAACTGTCAGCGGTTCTACGTTTATGAGTAGGGCTTGGTGTGTGTGTATGTCTGACTGTTTGCGCCTACCTGAAATACATCCAAAGTCGTCCTCAAAAAACAAAACCTGCCCATTCTCTTCCAGCCATTTGTCATGGATTTCTTGGGCTACTCCGCATGCAAAAGCTGGTCCCATGTGCTCACCCTCCTGATAAATCCCATAACCAAACATCCTCGGCGTAAACACTAGCTTACTCATGCTGGCTCCCATCCTGTTGGCTTAAGGTCTATGTCGCACTTAACACATCTATATTCAAGATCACGGTCACTCCAAACGCCTTCATGCTCACACTCAACCGCAGCTGGTATTTCTTCCACGTTTATGAGCAGGGCTTTGTGTGTGTCTTTTTCATTCGCTTCATGTGACCACCACCAGTAGTTCTGATCTTGATACTGACCATACATAACCTGCCCGTTCTCTTTGAGCCAAGTGTCGAAAATGTTTTGCGCTGCATCAGCCGCACTTTCTATGATTGACTCCTCATCAAAATTATCTATCCCTTCAATGCGTAACATCAAAGGCGTGAAGGTTAACTTAGTCATGCGGGTTCCCATCCTGTGGGGTTTAGCTCCACATTACAGTGCATGCAACGCCAGCCATCAGCATCTCCTTCAACATTTGGCCAATGATCACACTCAACAGCAGCTGTCTGTATCTCTTCTATGTTAACCAGCAGGGCTTTGTGTGTGTAGGAAACTTCAAAGCCTTTATCATACTTAGCCCATAAATCATTCTCATCATTTAATATTTCCGAATAAACAACCACACCGTTCTCTTTGAGCCAGGTGTCGAAGATATGCTGCGCATCCCATGCAATCTTTTCAGATTTCAGGATAGCACCAGGAACATAATCAAACATCTCCTGTGTGAAGATTAACCTACTCATCATCTTTCTCCTTGTCTGTTAATATATCCACTAGTTCTGGAGATGGTTTTCTCTTAAGGTTTGTTTCGTGATCCTCACGCAGCCTCTTCACAGCGCCCTTCCTTGGGAGCTTAATGTCCTCTTTAAAGCAGCTGCTTATGGTTAGGTATAATGCTGCGCCAATTAGGGCAATGAATGCTCCTGGTATTACAATCACCAGCGAGGCTTTCAGTAGCATGAAGATGACCTCTTTCATTCTTTTAGTGCCTTTATTAATGCTTCTGCCAATGCCACTGAGAAAACGGCAGTTTCTTCTATTCCTAGCTTTGCCTCTCCTGAATGTATGTGGGACGTTAGTCCTTGTAAGGCAGCAGCTGCATAGTATTCTCGTTTTGTTAAGCCGCATGGGCCGTCATTTCTCATATATTTTTGTGGAAATACATGGTTAAACTCATCATCTCTCATTTAGTCCATCCTTTTGTGGTGTGTAGGTGAGTGCCGCTTATACCATTAGTGCCACCCCATTTTGCACCGCATTCTTTACAGTCCATTATTTCCCCATCTACATAAGGTAATGTCCAATCAAAACAATCTTCTTTTATAATCTCTCCAACATAAATATCTCTATTGGCAGTGCCAAACTCAATGCCACAATTGGGGCAGCTTATTACATCGCCTTTTTCTAAAGGTGGCTTCATCCTCCACCACACTTGCATCCAGTCACCATGAGCACGGTGTCAAAGTCGCACGAGCAGGTGGTCTTTGAAGCTGGTTGGCCTCCATGATAATGAGGGAAAGGGAATTCGTCACAAGAGCAAGTGGGCTTTTCAGTAACTGTTTGCTCCCGTTCTTCCCATTGACCTTGTCTATATATGAGGTGCTCTTTTATGTCGCCTTCTTTGGGCTGAGAAGCAGCTGGTTGCGGTACTAAGAAATCTATTGGTTCTAGAGTCTCCTCGGGTTCGAAGATGTGCTTATAGTCCTCTATAGAGTACTGAGGATAATGAACTTGTCCTACAGCGTCAATGACATATCTTAGCTTACCTTTATAGATTCTCTTAATTAGCCACTCCTCACCAGGAAATCGTAGCCTTAGGAATTGTAGTATCTCATCGGTTACTTTTATTTCCATGCTGCTTCCTGCTCCTTCTTTTCACATAGGGCCATGTGATCCAACAATGTGTCGGCGAATTTTATGGCTGACACTGCTGCTTTATGGGGGTCGCTGCCTTGGCCTGCTATAATTAGGGCCTTCATCATTTCTGTGGCAATGAACCAACGTCTTTCGTTTTGCATTTTCATGGGGGCGCTCCTTTCAGGGGTTAAAAAAAGTGTAGCTCAAAGGGCTGGTTTCCCCACTCCAGCTCCTCGGCGCTCGGTTCCACCTAGGGACTTCGAACTTATGCGCCAATTGCTTTACCTATACAGAGGTCCACTTCCAGAGATGCCTGTTAACATTCTCCTCTGAGCTACAATCCAAGTATCTCACGATTTTTAATCTTTGTCAATGGTTTTTTATTTTTAAATTTAATGTGCTCTGAGATTCGTTTAGCGTTTCTTTCATACCATTCTTGGCTGTATCTATCCTCAAATTGCTCTTCATTTTCTCTTTGTTTAGGGTTCATTCTTTCTTGGATTTCTTCAAATACATCTTTCATGTCGCACCTCCTGATTGAAGCGTACACTAGCAGGCAGCTGCTGTCAAGCCTTATTAAGCGCGCCTATATATAAGGTAATAGAGGGCACGTGATATCAACTAGTTACAACGGGCAGCAACAGGCTGCGGAAAAGGCACGCTAAGTGTATGACGGCTGGTGTAAGTGCAGTGAGCAATATATACACACTCTTTATATTTAAATTAAATTTAAAATATAAGGGACGATGAGAGCTTGCACTATTCTGTAAGTTGTTGTTTATTGGTTATAATGGGCAAAGTGGAAGTGGTCGGTGCCATTAAAAAACACATTCCTGAGCCGGGAAAATAATCGTATGTGTGCTATTCAGCCGTCTATGTGTGCTGAAAAATGTCTTGACAACAGCACCAAAATCTGCCATGTTGGATGTAGAAGGAGGAAATCATGGAGATATTATTTCATTTACTAGGATGTCTGAAAGGGTTGGGCATTGCCGCTTCAATAAGTACTGGGATGGCAGCTATTATTTTCTATATTATGGGCTGCTGTGAGGATGATGAAAAGATGAAAAAGGGAGCTAAGTTCTGCATGGTAGCATTTCTGTTAGCTGTTCCATTTGCATGCATACCCACTATTAGTGATTTGTGGACAGTACGCATATCTCTCATCAAATATCAGCTAGCAGCCCCACAGAATGTGAGTAAAGGCATTGCTAAAATTGAGGAAATTGGTAGAAAATTAGAATGTAAATATTTAGGATGCGAAGAGGAAAAATGATATGCTGAAAAGATATATGAGACAAAATGGCAGGCTGAGAGAGAACGTAACCAGCTGGCTTACAAATCGGCTTGAGGACGAGTTAATTGTGCTAAACACCCCGATGCCTCCCTTCAATTTAGAGCACGCCACCAAACTACTACGCTCGAGGTTGGAATTGAAGGCTCTTCAAAGAGAATTGGATGGAAAGCATAAAAAAGCTTGACAGCAGCTGTTTACGGTGCTACTATTAAGACATAAGGAGAAATATTATGGATGAACTACAAGATATTATTTATTGGTTAGAATCACATGAATCTTTAAAAGAAATGTTAGCCTATTTAGATTATTTAGAGGAGAGTGATTATGCAAACTAAAGACTTAAATGGTAATGTGAGAGTGTTGGTTGATGTGGAGATTGGTAGCATTGATTTTAAAGACTATCCTGAGTTTAGTGATGCGTTCTTAGAGTCAGCTGCCTGGGGTGATACATTAAAAAAGTTAACTGAAGAAGAATTAGAATTTATACAAGATAATAATCCAGAATTAATTCATGAGTTGGCTTATACTCAGCTGTTTTAAAGGAGTGAACAATGGAACAGAAAGTTAAACTATTAAGTTTTAGTAAAGAATTTTTAACAGAGCACGGACTATCACCTAAATTATTGATGGCTATGTTTGAAGTATTGCCCCAAGATTTTAAGATAATTGGATTTGGTGAAGACTATAGTAAAAACACAGTTTCTTGGATAGTAACTTCGGAAGAATTTGAAAACGTAGATCCTGGATCTAAACTACCTGAAATAAATATAGAGATTATTAATGAAAATGGATATTTACGCTGTGAGCTAATATGAAGAATAAAAAGAAACAAAAATATTTTAAAGACCGCGATTTAATGTTTCAAGCAAAAGATTGGTCCAATAATTTAATACATTTTGAATCAGCACTGTCTCGATTGGCTAATAAGTATTGTATTGGTGGCATTGCAGTGCAGTCTGATAGGTTCTATTTTATCCAACGTAAACTATCTGATGTTATAATTAAGAAGGCTAAATAATATGGATATATATTTAGTTTTAACTTTACTATTATATCTTTATCAAGCTATTATTATTTATTTATTGTTTAATAACAACCGCTAAACTTTCACCCACAACCAGCTGATTACCAGTATTTCATGCTATACTGTACCCATTGCCCACCTAACAGCCGCGCTTCGCGCGCTCACAGTACCATAAGCAGCTGATTATCAGCCCCTCCACCCCATGGCAACCCCCCACATATGCTTGTAACCAGCTGCCTGCGGTTGTTATTAAACAATAAATAAATAATAATAGCTTGATAAAGATATAATAGTAAAGTTAAAACTAAATATATATCCATATTATTTAGCCTTCTTAATTATAACATCAGATAGTTTACGTTGGATAAAATAG